TGGCAGTGTTCATGCCCTGCGCGCCTTGGTTCATGCTGATTGCGCTGCCGGTGTTCGATATGCCTGCCAGCGCATTGTCATACTGCGTAAAGGCATTGTTCGTGTTGCGCCGGTTGCGGTCGTTCAATGCGCCAATGGCAGAGCCGGACAGGCTGGACCCACCAGCCCCAAACGCGCCGACCATCTGGTCAAAGTCGTTCTGCGTCGTGTTGAGCATCGAGCGGGCATAGCCGCTGTCGAGGAACGTGTTGTAAGCCTGGTCCGTCTGCTGGCCTTGCGTAAGCGGCTGGCCATCTGCTCCCATCGGCCCTGCAACAGTCGGAAGCTGCCTGCCTTCGGCCTTGCCGTGCGTGTCATAATGGTACTTAGCCCAGTCCTCCATAGACGTGATGCCCATGTTGCGCAGATGCGGGGTCTGGATCGCTTGCTGGTAGGCTGCTGCAACATCCGGATTGGCTTTCAGGTAGGCTGCGTAATCCGCTCCGCCAGCAAACCCGCCGCCCGCTGCGCTCCCACCGCTAACCAGCCCCCCGCCAATGCCAAGCAGGGCGTTGCGCTGGCCGAGGGCGGCCATGCCAGACTGGCGCCACGGCTCGTTAAGCTGCTCAGCCCGGCGCTGGGCGGCAAGGGCTTGCGCGTTGGCTTGGTCTGCCGCTTTCTTTTGCGCGCTGGCTGCCTTGCCTCCGGCGTAGGCCATAGCCCCACCGCCTATAACAGCAGAACCTAAAATTGCCGCAGCAATAAACGGAAATGCCATATCCGAACTCCTATAAAAAAGATGTGCTAACCGCAGTAACAGGCACGTCTGCCGTCCGGGTTGCAGCGAGGCTGTCTGTAGCTGTCACGCGGTACGTGGCGTATTTTTGGTCGCCGTCGCCAAGCAGCGTGCTGAAGTGCGTAGTTGCCGCCGCTGGTGCGCTAACTGTGAACGTATCGCCCTCCACATAAGTCCATGCGTAGGTATAAGGCCCCGTCCCGAACGTTGCCGCCGCTGTGACCGAATTGGTTGCAACCGATCCTGGGCCTGTAATAAATTCCGTTGCTGCGGTTGGGCTGATCGAGAGGCCGGACGTTGCGCCGGATGTTGCCCCGAACGCGGTCAGGGCTGTCGGAATGTTGCCTGCGTCTGCCGTGGTGATGGTAGCGAGAACTACTGTTCCCGCTATGATGCCGTCTGTCTTTGCTTCGGTGCGGTTCACCCCGGCAAGCACCGTGTTGATACCGGGGCTATCTGCGTTCCGGCTGTTCTCAAGGTCGTCAAGGTAACGAAGGGCTTCCATCGTCAGCTCGCCGGTCTGAATGTTCACCCACTGGCGGGGAATGACGCGCGTCATCTTTCACCTATCGCCACACGGCTGGGCAGGAACCCGACAGGATCAGACCACCGGAAATAAAGCACCGTCTGTTCCGGCCCCGCCCGTCCGTTCTGTTCCCAGCTTGTCCGCGCGCCGTAATTGCCGATAACCCCCAGCGAACGCGACCGCCATGCCTCAAACGTGTTACCCTGGTCACGGCTGATCGACAGTTCCAGCAAGGGATTGGACCCCGTTCCCGTGCTCAGCCCGATGCCCTTGGTGCCCTCTACCCGGACCTGACCGACCGGCGGGCGCCCTTCTTTTACCGGCAGGTGCGCCGTAAATTCCCGCACGATGTGGGTGCCAAATGTGGACGCATCAGGCATGCGGTCGGACTTGTAAGACCGGCTGAGTTCAACCAGCGCAGTGTCCTGGTTGGCGGCGTAGAACTTACCGTCACTGGCAACGTGATGCAGCCATTCCCATGTGTTCGAACCGTACGTCCTGCGGATCTGCCATGTGCTTGTGGCCACGTCATAGGCAATGCACTTGTCCGGGGTCCAGATAAACAGGAACTTGTGCGCTTCCGTTTCCATCGAGGAACAGACCACATCAGATGCGCTTACCGTCTGAAGGTAGCGCGTGATCCAGGCATCGTTGGCGTTGATCATCTGCGGGGTGAGGCCGGCAAGGCGATAAACCGCCCGGTCGTCACCAATGAAGAAGAGCGTGTTATCCAGTTTCACAATGGCATCACGTGCCATCGCCCCGCGTGTAATCACCTGCCCCACAATCGGCCGGAACGGATCGTCATTGTCCCCGGTCTGAAGCCACGGTTCAATCGTCTGTGTGCCGAACACGTAGTAGATGTCACCGAGGACTACGCCTGCAATAATACCGTCCGGCGCATTTTCAGCAGTGTAATAGCTCAGCGTTGTGGTCGTGTTGAACTGGAGCGTGGTCGAGAACGCAAACCGGCTTCCGTATGTGAGAAGCGCCCGCTGCCCCATCGTAGCGATGGACGTGAACGCCGTCTCGCCATGATCCGAAAGGAGCGTGGCCCAGTCTGCGTCTGAAGCGATTGCTAAAGCCGTTCCAGCGCTTGCAGAGACATAGAGCAGCCCGCCAGACAGGAACCCCGCCTGCGTCTCCCCAAACGCTACCTTGACCCGGTCTGTACCCGTCAGCGTGCCCGTCAGCGATGTCCACGCATTGCCTGTCACGTCATAGAGGCGAACTGTCGTGCCGTCAGGGACCACCAGCTTGCCGCCAGCATACCCGTCAGCCTGGAACAGTCCGCGCACACCTGTAGACAACACCGAGCCACCATCAATCAGACGCGAGCCCGGCGCGTCCACGAGGCGCACCGGACGTGCAGGGTCGCCCCCGTTGGGTTCAGTGTAGAGGTTCACAAGGAACTTGCGGGTATCTCCGTACCCATCAGGTTCGTAGTGTCCCGCTGCGATCTGCGCGTCTGCCACTTATCGGGCTTCCAGAAGGGCTTCGATGGTTGCGTCAGCGGCTTCCGTGGTCGAGATGTCGTCCATGCCCGAAAGCTGCTTGGCGAGCTTCACACGCTGCTTCCAGTGCATGTCGCGCCAGTTCTCCGGGATCGTGCCAGAGCCGACGGCGGGGATTTTTACTTCCACCTCTGTGACGGGTTCATAATCGCCCGGCGCGGGGGTGGCAGGCTCTGGCAAGGGGATGGCATCCAAACGCACGAAGCCGTCAAGCCGCAGGGCTTTTTCGATCAGTGCCGTGTCATGGATTTCGACCTGCTCGCCGTATACGAACGATACGCCCCACAGTTCGCGCACTTCCAGCGGGCCGTCATAGCGGAGAATTGCCATTGTCTTACCTCAGAAATAGAGTTGCGGAATGATCTGGTGATCCTGCTGCATCGCGATGACTTCGCGCATCTGCCGCATGCCAGTTGCCCGCATGGCCTCGCATTCGGCCAGCGTCATTTCGGGGACAAACCGGCGTCCGCAATTGCCGGCGACAACCAGGGTCATCCCCCGCATCACCGCCTCCGGAATATCCGTCACTTCCCAGTAGGCAATCCTGCGTTCAGCCAGCTCAGCCATGGCCTCGTCGATTGCCTTGTCCACCACTGCGTCATCTTCAGCCGATGGGGTTTCAGTCCCGGCAAGCACGTAAAGCTCTTGCAGGACACGGGAGACGAGATCAGCGCGGGTTGCCATGTTTCACCTCAAGTGAAGGGGGCGGGCCGAAACCCGCCCCGATCTGATCAGAACATATACTCGACGTAGACGAACCCTTCGCCCGCCGTGGCCGCCGTGCCCGACAGCGTGACAACACACTGGAGGGTGACTTCGGAGGTGGAGTAGAGATCGTTCGACGTCGCCATTTCATCAGCTACGATGCGCCCGATCGTGCCAAGCGCGAGCGCTGTAGCAAAGCCGTCCGTGTCGCCTGACGTGCCGATGTCCAGCGTGTTCGTCGTGCCTGCGTTAAACGCAGTTGTGACGACCACACCGGCATTGATGACCACCGCACCAGCGGGGATGACGCCGATGGTGAGCGTGCCGGTCTCGCTGAAGATGATCCGGCGGCGGAAGAACCCGGTCTGCTGCGTATACAGCGTGCGGGCAGTGGATGGGTTAGACATGGTTTGTGTCCTCTCTGTTTAAGGGTTACGATGCGGCAAAGAGGCCGGTGATCATGCCGTGGTCGATGCCGTTGTAACGCAGCTTCTCCACGCTCCAGAGGCTCTCGACGCCCACGCCTTTGATAAAGCCGTAGTCGTTTTCGGAGCGTTGGGTCGTCTTGGTCGTCTGGCCCCATGCAAGGCCAAGCGCCTGTGCGCCCATGAAGTACACCGGGTAAACGGTCGCCGACGAAGCACCGATTGCACCGTAGTTGCCTATCTCCGGAATTTCGCGGTGAACAACCCCGTCAAACAGCAGATCGCCGTCCTGGAAGATCGGGTTCGATTCCACATCACGCGGCCGGCCGTCGAGGTTGATCGTCTGCATGTTGATCTTGAGGTCAGAGAACGTCTGCGGGCCGTGGAAGCACACAAAGAACTCGCGCCCCTGGTTGCCGGTGCGCAGCGGGCGGATCGACGGGATGTTCGCCGAGGCGCCGTTTGCAATACGCTGGCGACGACGCGCCATACGCTTCAGCAGGGCCGAAGAGGTCACCGTGAACTTGTCGTTCGTGGTGTCGATGTTGCCAGTGCCGGTCAGGAACGTGGCGGAGTAGTTGGCCTCTGCGTTGCCGTAGAGAATGCGGTACTGGTTCGCAGCCGCCCATGTGTTTTTCTGGGCAGTTGTGGCTTCCGAGAAGAACACTTCTTTCGAGTGACCGGGGTCGTCGGTGTAGGAGCCGGACAGTTCGATCACGGATGACAGCGAGTTGATGATGTTGTCGCGCATGTCGTCAAGGTCGCGGATCTTGAGCATGTCGCGGCTGGCGTTGAGGAGGTCGATAACCGAGTTCTGCTCGTCCGACTTCCTGAGAGCGACCGCAAAGCGGTGCCAGTAGGGCTTCAGGTCGTAACCCGAGTTGCCGAGCGACATTTCGTTACCCATCAGGGTGCCGGTGCCCACGTTGTTACCCGTCAGGGCTTCAACCAGCGGAATCGTGATGACCTGCCCGCCCTGAATGAGCTGGCGCTTGGTCACGATGGGGTTGTTCGGCCCCGTACCCATGTAGGGCATAAAGCCGGATTCGCGGACGTATTCGGAGAAGTAGTCGGTTTCCCACTTCTTCAGGATCAGTTCTGTGGCGGGGGTCGTGTAGGCCATTGCCTAGTTCCTTTCAGCGTTTTTTGAAAAGAGCGTCGAAGGGGTCTGCGTCCACCGTGTTGACTTCCGAGCTTCTGACCTTGCCGGTGCCTGCCAGTGATGGGGGCAGGCTAGGCTTGCCTTGCGGGGCGGGTTGTCCGCCTTGGCCCATGCGCTGCTGGATCAGGGCTTCAAGCCCGCCAGCCTCGTTGAGCATCCGCAGTTGCGTTTCGCGCTTGTACCACTTCACCAGTTCACCCATCGGATGCTGATGATTAAGCAGCGTGTAGCTGTAGGCCGACACGGCTGGATCATTGCGGCACGCTTCGTCGAATGCAGACCAGGCTTCCTGAACCGTGGCCTCATCGTTCTGCTGCGTGGCCATGAACATAGACATCTGCATTTTCTGCGCATGCAGCGTCTGCTCTAGGTACGAACGCGGGTCTTTGTCGAAGTCAACCTGTGGGCCGTTGAACTCCGGCGCCTTGGGTTGAGGTTGCGCCGATCTCTCGGCTTTCAGTGCTTGTATCTCCTTACGGAGCGCTTTCAGGACATGGATGGGGACGGTGCCCGTCTCGTCGTCATCCGATGGCGGCTCGGTGACTGCCGTTTGCACGGCTTCTTGTGCGCCCTTTTCAGCTTGCTCGGCCTGGCGTTGTGCTTCGGCCTTTATGAATTTCCCGTCCGGTCCTCTTTGGCGTCCGCTTCCGGCGGGCTCCATTTCGGTCGGCAAGGGGCGTTCAATGACGGGGGCAACATCTGCGGAGCCCTCGTCTGCAAACTCATCGAGAAAGTCCTTCTCTCCATTCATAGTCATCTCCAAACGCCCGTGACAGCGGCGGCCTGATACGCCCGATCCCCGGCGGCGGTCTTGGCTTCCGGCCTATGCGGCCAGCAGCAAAATCTCCTCGTCGTCTTCTTCCTGTTCGCGCAGCACCTCGGCGCGCTTGACCAGCCAGTAAACGAGAGCCCTAGTTTCCTGCGCGGTATCCGGAACCGCGACCTTGTTGTTCTTCGCTGCCTTGCGCAGCGCCTCGGCTTGCTTGCGCCGGGCATCGTCTGCCGCTGCGGCCATCGCAGCCAGCAGCAGCGTGTTGATCCGTTCCAGTTCCTGTGCGGGGTCGAGGCCCTTCTTCTCCGCGATTGGCAGCGGTTCAGGCTCAGTGCCCAGAAGCTCCATGAGCAGGGCGTCTTCCCGCCTTGCGATTTCCTTCAGTGCAGCTTCGGACCACTCGACGTAGGTCTTGACCGGCCTGCGCCAGCGGCGGATTTCTTCGCCCTTGCCGCCTTTGCGTACCGTCTGGGTACTGATTGCGTCTGCGACCAGCGTGCCGGCGAACGTCGCAGACCCGGTGAACAACCCGAACATGGCGTTCGGATTGGCCTCGCTGGCCTGCCCGCCCATGCCAAGGAAGTACAGGCTTTTCCAGAACTCCGAACTGAAGACGCTCATGTCAGGTCGTAGACAATGGCCGTGCGGTTGCCTTGGCTGTCCACCGTCGCCACGATCCGGTCCTTCGTATCGTCAACCGCGCTCTTGATGGTCACTGTGGAAGACCCTCCACCGCTCAATGTGCCCGCCGTCGCCGCTGCAATCAGTTTCAGCGCCTCGCGGAATGTCAGGCCCGTTTCGATGTCTTCCTGATCCAGCAGGTATTGGCTGAACCCCTGGGCTTCCAGTGTGATAGCCGGGGCGAAACTGCCCGACATGGACCCCACCGCGTATTCAATCGCCCCGAAACTTGCCTCGCCTGCGAACGTGCCCAGCATGTTGCCTTTGGCGAGCAGGGTGCCTGCAAAGGCTGCGATGCCGTCAAATGTTGCTGTGCCATTCAGGGCAGCCGTGACGTTGCCGGTGAATGCACCGACCCCAGCAAATGCACCGACACCGGACACCACGAGCGCGCCTGTGCCCGTGAACGCGGCTGCCCCGTCGAACGTCCCCGCAATATTGCGGCCTGCTACAATGGCTCCTGACCATGCTGTGACGCCGTTGGCGGCGTTGTGCGAGG